AACTATGGTAATTCTTGATAAAATTCTTGGATACGTGAATGATTTTAATAAAAATTTTGATGATCCAGTGTGGGAAACCGTAAGTATGAAAATAAAAAAATATAGCCCGTTCCTAAATATTGATGTATTTCGTTACCGTAAACTTTTAAAAGAAATTGTTTTAGGAGATTCATGAGTTTCTTCAAATCTGAAGTCGTCCGTGCTGAGATGGCTGAAATCAGTGAGTTACAAGAAGACATTTATAAAAATGTTTTTAAGTTTCCCACGATGACAAAAGAAGAGAAAATAGAACATGTTGAAATTTTAGAGAAACTTCTTGATAAACAGAAGGTTCTTTATACACGTTTGAGTTTATCTGATGATCCTGAAGCAGTTGAAATGAAAGAACGTATTGCTCAATCAGCATCAATGATGGGTCTACCACCAAATGTGGATATGAATATTATTTTTAATAATATGTCTCGTATGCTTGATGTCATGAAAGAGCAGATTGACAAAACGGGTTCCGACCTGTAGAATAACGAAGTACACAAAAGCCAAATCCGTACACATCCGAGGTAATCTAATGTCTTTTGCCGATCTTAAAAAACAATCTTCTCTTGGTTCTCTCACGCAGAAACTGGTCAAAGAAGTAGAGAAGATGAGTACAACTTCCAACGGCGCAGATGAGCGTCTGTGGAAACCAGAAATGGATAAAACTGGAAACGGTTTTGCTGTTATCCGTTTCCTTCCTGCCCCCGAAGGTGAAGAACTTCCCTGGGCAAAAATCTATAGTCATGCATTTCAAGGTCCTGGTGGTTGGTATATTGAGAACTCTCTGACTACGATTGGTCAGAAAGATCCCGTGTCTGAACATAACCGTGAACTGTGGAACAGTGGTAGTGATAAAGATAAAGAAACTGTGCGTAAACAGAAGCGCAAACTGTCTTACTACAGCAACATCTATGTTGTAAAGGATCCAGCAAATCCTGCAAACGAAGGCAAAGTCTTCCTATTCAAGTATGGTAAGAAGATCTTTGATAAGATCATGGAAGCAATGCAACCTGAATTTGAGGATGAAACTCCTATCAATCCTTTTGACTTCTGGCAAGGTGCTAACTTCAAACTGAAACTGGTGAAGAAGGATGGATACTGGAACTATGACAAGTCAGAGTTTGATCGTGTCGCTCCTCTCCTGGATGATGATGATGCTCTGGAAGCAGTCTGGAAAAAGCAATATTCTCTGACTGCTGTAACTGCTCCCGATCAATTCAAGTCTTATGAAGATCTTGAGAAGCGTCTGAAGTATGTTCTTGGACAAAAGAATGCTCCTCGTCCTCGTCTGGATGAAGAGGTTGATGATGAAGACAATGATCGTGGTTCTTATGCCCCTGATTTTACTTCCCGTCGTCCTGAACCAGCACTTCCTGTTGTAAATTCTTCTTCAACTGATGTTGAAGATGATGATGAAAATGATGCTCTGTCTTACTTCCAGCGTCTTGCTGAAGGGTGATCAATCATAAAGTCTGATATTATCAGCACGTTTTAAGGTTCCAGTCACGTATTGACTGGAACCTTTTTTATATTCCATAATATCTGTCATATCATTAAGAATAATCCCAAGATATTCTGGTTTTAAAATAAAAATATTTCTTTTGTTATTTTCTATGGTTTCTTCGTATTCATAATTTGTGATCGGGATAGTTACATCTCTACGATCTATTTGAACATCTTCCAAGTAATCATAATATGATATTGAATGATTTTGTGGTACTTTTAATCCAGCAGGAAGAACAGTAAATCCTTGACTGTTTTTTATTTCTATAGTTTCATAATGATGAACACCATTATATAATGTATCATAATCGCCATACTTACTTAACAAATAAGCATCAAACATGTTCTGTTCTATTGGCCACTCACTTTGAACATTAACAATATTGTTGCTTAGTAAAATAACCCAGTCTAAAGATGAGTCATTATAAACTTTATACGCAACGTTATCAGGTCTATCATCTCCAGAAATTTTATATTTCTCAAAGAAAGATAAGTTTTCAAAGATGTCATCTCTTATCTTTCCTTTTTTAAATAAATTTTTTACTTTAATATAGTCTGATATTTTAGCGTCTGGAAGTCTGCTAACATATTCAAATTCTGGAAGGTAGCGGAAATAGTTTGCCATTTTAGAATCCTATATGAGTATCTTTGTTTTTATCGATTTGATCATACTCATCATCAAAGATTGGTTCGAGTTCTTGGAATTGTAATGTCAATCTATATGCTGTCATTGATTTCTCATCACCACCATATGTCATATAAGTTCCATCTGGAGTATAATCAACACTACATGATGTTAATGCACATTCTTTAAAACTATTTAAGTAAGGATGCATTTTTCCTCCAGCAGTCATATAAGAAATTGCAAACGTGTGTGGAGCTTTTAATAATAGAGAAGTTTTACTTCTCTTTACTGACATTGATTGTTTAAATGCGCGAATGATTTGACGAACCATTTTTGCTTCATTTGGATCTCTTGGATAAAACAAAAATGTAAATCCAAAACTTCTTAGGTTTGGACCAGAAAACAGTAATTCTAAGTTGTTATTTACAACAGCACCGAATGCTCTTTGAGCTGCTGATTGACTTACTGCACTTGCTAAAAATACACCTTTAATTGCTGTTTGCAAATCTCCAGATTTTGCTCCAGCCTCTATATTTGAACCTGTATTTTCAACTGCACTTTTTGCTCCAGATACTCCACCGTTGAAGAATCCTTGTGCTATATTTGCTAGTTCTGTTTCTACCGCATTCATTTCACCATTTTGCCAGTTAGCAGTATTTCCATCACTAATATTTGCTGGAATTGGTAGCGTGATTACTCCAATTCTTTTAGATCCTTTTATTATTGGACTACTTCCTTCAAGAGATACAACTCTGTTTTTTGTAGTTCCAAATTGTCCACTTCCTTGTGCAGCTTGATTATCTTTTGCAAGTGATGGTGAATATTCTAAAATTGAAAATTTAATTACATCTTGAACTTCCACTGCTAGATCTAGTGGATATTTCATGTTGAGACTATATGCATTGTCTCCAACTCTTGTACCTGTTTTGAAAGACCCCGCTTCTTCAGACGCTGCTGCTGTTTGTGCGGCATCGGGAGGTTGTTGTTCGCCACTTTGGGGTGAAGTTCCTGGTGGTGTTCCTGCATTTGCTGCTGCAGCAGATCCACTAGCACTCGCAAGTGCTTTTTTGTCTTGTTCCGTTGTTACTCCTAAGTCTTTTTGAACTTTAGGATCTGTAACTTGTTGGGATATTCCCTGTCTTAATTGACTTTTTGGATCTCCAAGGGATGCTTTTTCATCTGCACTAGCGTTTTCGCTTGGAGTTACTTTTCCACTGGCGTCTACAGATCCAATTACTGTTGTTTTTCCTGCGCTATCTACTCTTTGTACTTCGGTAGTAAATTTTCTATTTCCATTAGCATCTTTACCGGCATCTGTTACGACACTTTGTATATTGATATTGGCATTTCCAACCTTTACTGGTGATTGTTTGGATGTAGCGGTTGTAGCCATCAGGACAGAATGGTTTTTATTTATTTAGACGGAATTTTCCATATGGGATGGAAAGCATCTCATCTAACTCATCATACTTTACAACATGAAGTTTTCCTGCAACCTCTTCCCATGTGTATTGTCTACCTTCTCTCCAATGAAAATTGATTGCTTTGAATCCCCATTTTTCTAAAGAAGTACAAGCAATTAGTGGATGCTGATCATATTCAATCTCTGGTGTTTTGGGATTGTAAATGAAGGTATAAAATTTTCCTGGTTCTGGATATAGCACTTCTTCCTTCAAAACATCAAGAATGATAAGCATTAAATCTTCTGGGTCACTGGTCCCAGTTTCATCAATTCTTTTTCTAAGTTCTCTCATTCTTGGTGGGATTTTAGAGTATTTCCCAAAACCTTCTGCCATTACTTGATACCTAATTCTTCTTCGGTAATGATTTTGAATTCTATCATTCTATCCGCACAAAACTCTTTTGCTGCTTTCCATTTTGCTTGATTGACCTCATAAGTAACACATTCATGCAGATAAGATTTTGTTACTCTTGATTTCTTAACTGGAGGTCTGGTCTGTTTTTTGGGTTTAACTTCAATCACATATGTTTTGATTTGTCCAGTACTCTCTTTAACTTTAATAATAAAATCTGGATAGTAACGATGAACTCTTCTATCTACTGGTGATATGTAAGGAATGTAAAACTCTTCACTACCCCATTCCAAAATACTTTCATTCAGATCACACCAATGACAAAATTTTCTTTCCCAACTACTGCGGCAAATAATATTATTGGGATCCCCTTTATATTTTTTGGGGTATGACGGTTTATACTTACTTTTAATACTTTCTGCCATCATACATAATATATAAGGTCAAAAAGTATTTATAGATGGCTGTACCAAGAAGTAGATCTTTAGCTGAAATAAAGAACACTTTACTACATCCTGCAACCACAAATCATTTTGTTGTGTCCATACCCAAACCTCAGGGTTTAACACCACAGTATCTTTTTCAAAATGGACTTTCTTATGATATTGATAAGTTAGAACTTCTTTGTTCTGATGCATTACTCCCTGGTTCTACATTTGCGACACATGATATTACTGGCGATTATCATGGATCAACTCATCGTCATGCATATAGAAGACAGTATGATGATAGAATTGATTTGGGATTTTATGTTGATGCAACAAATTATCTGCCAATTCGATTTTTTGAAGTGTGGATGAAGTATATTGCTGGGGAGCAAATTGCATCTGCTGAAAGTGGTCGTCCAGGAGTTTCTGATGAACAATATTTTTATAGAATGAATTGGCCAAAAAATTATATTTGCAATCAAGGATTGGAAGTTATTAAATTTGAAAAAAGTAGTATGGGGCAGGCAATAGGAGCAAAAGGTACAAGATTATCCTATAATTTTGTTAATTGTTTCCCAATTGCAATGCAATCAATGCCAGTTTCTTATGATGGAACCGGTTTGTTAAAATGTAATGTATCACTATCTTATGTTAGATACTTTTTATCTCCAGCATCACCAAAAGCAGATGGGTCTGAAGCAGTTGCTCAGGGAGCATCAGATAATCCTATAAACCAAGCGCAAGCTAATGCCGCATTGAATGGTGGTAGAGATGATCTTGCAATTTGGGCACTATCAAACCGCCAAATGGTTGAATCTGTAGGGACTGCTGAGCAGAGGGCAATTCTTGCTGATGCAAATCTTAGGTTCCCTGTTGGTTCTGCTGCCAGAGAGGCGCTTAGAAATAGAGCTAGATCTGGAACTTATTCTGCTGGAACTGGTGGTGCATTTAAAGGAAGACCAATTAATGGTCCTCTTGGATTCTAAATAAGCATCTAAATAACTCTACCTGAAAAACATTCTATAGGACATTATGCCATTACCTAAGATTTCTACACCAACTTATGAACTTGAGTTGCCATCAACAGGAAAAACAATCAAGTATAGACCTTTCTTAGTAAAAGAAGAAAAGCTTTTAGTTATTGCATTGGAAAG